TTTTGGCTTACAATTTCTCTTCAAATATTCATCACTATTTGAAGATAATATAGACCCCATAAACACCGCAGTTGGCTCAATTTCAATACCCAACTCAGATAAATCAAAATCGTGTCTTACTATTCCAATATTACAGATATCATCCTCACCCCAAAATGGTGTTACATCAATATTAACCGTTTGATTTACAATTTGTGGAAGTGAACCCAAACTTTCTGATGTTTTAAAATTGGACCCTTCAAATTGTTCAACGGTTCCTCTACCCATTCTTCTTAAATCTGAAGGTGTCAAAGAAAATTCACCAATATTAGATAAATCCAAATCCAATACTAATTGTTGATTACCTAATGGAACCCCAACAATCATAAAGTCACCCGACTCATTTGTTCTTACCGTATACTTATAATATTTTTCATAGACATATAATACTTCTTTTCTTGTTAAAACATCTTCTCGTGACGGAAAAGTACCTGTTGCTCTATGTCCTTGATATTCATCTACATATGGTAGTAGATTATACCTATAACCATCTTCATTTAATTCTGTAACTCTTTTATATGGGTACAAAGTGGAAATGATTGGATCCGCTTCATCAATTTCATCTAAAGGAATGAATATTGAAACGTGAGCATTAGGTATACCATAACCACCATTAGCGATTACTCTACCTGCAACTACACCGTAATCGGCGCAGAAACGACTATATAAATCTTCTTGTCTTAATTTTAAAGATAAAATCTCCAAGTAATCAAAATCTTGATCTATTTTTACCTGTAAAGTTTTATCGGTATTTAACTCAGTTCTTAATCTATATGACTTAGGCATTAATACTTGGTTTTTTGATAAATATTTATACAAGTAATTTTAAATAAAATAAAAAGAAAGTATATTGTTACAAGAATCAACTGAAATCTACGTTAGTTAGATTTTTAATTCTTACTTTGATATCTTTTTGTGGGAATCTAATCTGATAAATCTGACTTGGTTCGGCAAAAATAGTATCATCAATCAATTGAATTTGTTTTGTGGTAGAATCTGAATATCTTTGTGATGTCTCAGATGATGAATACTGACCCCCAACTTTATTGAATATTTTTAGATCTGATAATGTAACAACACCAGGAATATCTTGTACTATTCTTCTAATATCAGAAACATTCACATTTTTACCTAAATTATTATTAACAGGTGTCATATATGAATCAATAGAATTAACTATATTTGTAATCACATTTCCCTGACTTTGTGTTGATTCAACAACAACAGATACTTCAAACTCCAAATCAATAACTTGTGCTGTGGTTACTTCAATATAATCATTTATCATTCTGTAATTAGATAAATAATTTGCAATATTTTGTTTTAATGTGTTTGAAACCAAACTTGTTAATTTACCTGTACTATCATAAGATAATGTCTCAATTTTTATCTTATTATCATCTTCAATTATTGAAACTTTTGCTGGTGATCCAAACTTTCCTGGCATAGTTCTTAATAAAGAATTATAATCATTAATAGTTACCGCTCTTTTTTGCGCGGCAAAGTTAAAACTAACCATATTTCTAATCTCCTCAATTGTTGGTATATCTGCTCCACCAATTGCTGCGGTCACATTATTACATCTCAAACTATTAATTACGTTTTGATTAACTATATTTGAAGGACCGTTTACCGAAAAATATGTATTACCAAATGAAGTTAATGTGTTAACACCAATATTTGTTGCAACACCACCACCAATTCTATATTGAACAAATAATGTGGTATTTGGTCTTACTGTTAATCCTAATCCAATATTATTTTGATATTGTTCCAATCTTAAAGGAACTCCTGTTCTTGCAAATTGAGCCAATTGTTCGTCAGGTGTTGTTGTTCCACCACCAAAAGTTAACTTGCAAAAACCTTGTGGTGTGAATTCTGAAACAAAACGATTTTCTGTTTCCAAATATCTCCCAACTTTAATCCCTGGTTGGTCTGAAGCCTTTGTTGGATCTTCAATAAAAACTCTGTCTTCTGCTAAAGCATCAACCTCATACCATTTGTTTGGTGAATTTATAAATTCATCATACGTTGGAGGTGTTTGATAATTCGTTCCACTTTTTTCAATAACCGAAGTAATACTTAACACATTCGGCTCAGGCAAAAAGAATTCAAAAAATGGTTTTACATTTGAAGGATTAATAACCCTTTTAAAAGTTTTTGTAATACCGTTAACCACCACTTCTCTTTTTGTAATGGTGTAACTAACCAAAATGTTATTATTGTCAAATACAGGAACTTTGGTACGGTTTGGAAAACCATCGTTATTGTATTGTGATGAAAAATCAATATCATATATATTCTCAAATACTTGACCGGCACCGATGAATTGTGATCCCGCTCTCAATATTCCAAGATATCTAGTATCTTCTGAATCTCCGTTAGCAGGAACAGTAATACTCACATCCACAATTGCAATTGAGGGTCTGTTACCAGGTATTTTTAAACCATAAGTTCTCGCAATGTTAAAAATAGAGGTTTTTTGTTGGGCATATTGTAGGACTGTTTCTTGAATACTACGGTCCATATGATAATGTAAATTATCACCAATCGCAGCGTTTAAGTCCAAAAACACAGAATAAACAGACGCATCATTAAAATTATCAATAAGTTCAGGATAATACTGTCTTGTGTAGTTTATTAACTCTGTTCTTAATGATTCAAAATCTCTGTTTACGTATGATATTTTTCTATTTGCCATTACTGTTAAATATTAATTATAATGAAATCTTTTGATTCAAAAGCGGTATCTTTAAAACTATAATCTATTCTTAGTTTTGCCGTGTATTCTTCAGTACCTCTTCCTGCAACACGAAAAACCTGTCCACCCAACTTTTCATAGTTTAATTCACCTTTGGCTTCATCATCTTCCAAATAAGGTTTTATAGATATTTCATTTATTTGAAGATTTGGTATGTATTTATCAACCGCATCTCTGATATCTGCCTTTATAGATTCAAAAGTTATTGTGTCTAACTGTTCAAAAATGAATTCATAAATTCTAGTACCAAAATCAGGAAGATAATATCTTGATCCTTTTCTTGTTAAAATTAAATGCAATAGATCAGTCCTTATTTCTTCATCCGTTGTTTGAGATAAAGAAAGGTACTTACCTTGATCACTTTCACGAAAAGGAAAGTTTATTCCATATGTTTTTCCTAGTGCCATTTTAACATAAATATAATCGGACATAATTTTATATAAATAACAAATAAAAAAGGTCAGACAATGTCCGACCTTTTTTTCTTCCTTAACCTTAATTTTAGTATTTAGTCGTACAATATACCATTTTTTGGTACATTGCGTGATTATTTACTAAAAATTAACCTTCACATGCAACACACTGCAAATCATTCAAATTCAATTTTCTACGAGAGAACGCCTGTGCTGAATTCATAGAGTGTTGATAATAAAGGGTTTTTACTCCCAACTGCCAAGCTTCAATAAGAAGTTTGTTCACATCCTTTGTTGGCATGTCAGGTGATATCATCAAATTAAGTGATTGTGACTGATCAATATAATCTTGTCTTACCGCCGCTTGATTGATGATTGATGACTGATTGATCTCAGCAAAAGTCCTAAATACATCCTTTTGTTCATCAGTCAGAAAGTCCAGATGTTGTACCGAACCATCTTTTTTCTTAATACTATCCCATACCTCTTTGGTATCCTTACCCATTTCAATGAGAAGTTCTTTAAGTACCGGATTTTTAATCGTAATTTTAAGTTTTGCAACATCTTTTACAAAACAGTTTGAGAATAAAGGTTCTATTGATTGAGAAACTTGACCCAAAATAAATGCTGATGAAGTTGTTGGTGCAATCGCATTCAATGTAACATTTCTACGACCATAACCTTCCAAATATTCAGGTTCACCAAATATATCAGCAAGTTCTTGAGATGCTTTATATGATTTTTGTTGAATTAATTTAAATACTTCAACATTCAATCTCGCAGTCTCTCTAGTATCAAAAGGTAATCCTTTTGATTGTAGTAATGAATGCCAACCTAACACGCCCAATCCTAATGCTCTTTGACGTTTTGCGAAATTATATGCCTTTTCTAAGTAAAAGAATGCTCTTTGACCCTCAATCGTACCATTGTCTCTTAAATCTTCAATTTTTGTTAAGAACTCAGTAACAACTGCGTCCAAGAAATAAACCATCGTTTCTACCGCATCAGTATCTTTCCATTCATCATAATGTAAAAGGTTCATTGATGATAAAACACAAACGAACGACTCTTCTTCAGAATTATGTAATGCAATTTCAGAACATAAATTTGAATTATAAATCTTCGCACCTTTATCTTTATAAACTTCAGGAGCCTTATTGTTCATTGTGTCGTGGAACATAATATAAGGATATCCAATTTCTCCACGTCTTTGAATTACTTTTGCCCAAATCGCTCTTTTTTCTTCATCACCTTCAATCATTTGTTTCATAAAATCATCAGTTACTGTAACTGCGTGAGTTAAATCCTGAATAGGAAAACCTTCAGTACCAATTTCCAAAAACTCCATAATATCGGGATGTTCCAGTGGTAAATATGGTGAAAAACGACCACGACGAGTTGATCCTTGTGAAATGTTATCAACCACACTTTCAAATAAATTCATAAAATGAACCGCACCAGGTGCATGACCATTATCTGTTACTTTTGCACCTCGTCCACGAATGTTACCAAAGTATCCTGATGTTCCGCCACCCATCTTACTCATCTCACCAACTTCTGCTTGAGTATATAATATAGACTCAATATTATCACCTATATTAGAACCGAAACAACTAACAGGTAATCCTCTTCTTTTACCAAAGTTTGCCCATACGGGTGATGATAATGAATACCACCCACGACCCATATAGTCATAAAATTTATCAGCGAACCCTTCAATATTTAATAACTTTTCTGCGTGCTCAGCAATAACTCTAATCCTATCCAAAGGTTCTTCACCTTCACTCAAATATCCTCTACGAAGAAATGTGATTGACTCTTCATTAATCCAT